TCTCGGCACTTCAGCTCCAAGATGAAGTCCACCCTCCCAAGAGAAGTCTCGTAGAAGGCCGTGCAGTCCCAGTGGCTGAAGCCGTACTCCATCCGCTCTAGGTTCGGCACGCTCGTCCGTGCCAGGTGCGTGAGTAGCTGCTCTTCCGTCATCCTTTGTTCCCTCCCAGAATCTCGTGTAGTGGAATCATCCTGCTTGCTTTAGTAAGAGTGTCTTTTTCTTTGTATGTTTCCTTTCCGTGTCTTTCTATAGTCGTGACATCACGGCTCCCAGACGCCTTTTGCGCACGGTGACGCGCTTGACGCTGAGCCGAGGTGACATCGACTTGCCATTGAGAATAGTTTGAGATGGTCACGAGACCATCACGAGACTCTTCCAGCAGCCCTTCGGCGACGAGCCGCGGGATGGATCTTGAGTAGGACGCGCCGAGCAGCAAGGCAAGGTGCTTGCGGCTTGCAAACTCCCCCCCGCGCCTGAGCTGCTTTGACTTGGCGATGCACAGCAAGTAGGCGCACTTCTGCGTGTCGGTCAGTGACTGGAACACCTCGTGTTCAAAGATGAAGATGTCGATCGGCATCCAACTTCGGTTCTGCTTCATTTGTCCTCCTGCTAGTTGGGGAGCGGCAGAACCCGCTACCGCCCCCCAGAGATGTTTAGAACGGCAACTCGCTGAGGTCTTCCTCAGGCACGAGCTTGGGCTTCGCCGGTGCTGCTGACTGAGTGGCTACCCACTGCTGGCTTGGCTTGTCCTTGCACCAGCCGCCGTCAGGCGTCTTGTGGCTGGCCGCGTAGAAGGCGTTGTACGGCTTGCCGCTCACCTTGCTCACGCCCCCTGGCTTCAACTGCCACGACTCGCCGTGCGAGCAGGCGCCGTCGCCTCCACCGCCTGAGACAAAGAGCATCGCTGCCGCAGCCATCACCTGATCGTCTCCAGACATCGCGCTGGAAGCCTCTGGCTGTATGGCTGGAGCCACGGAGCGGGGCGCAACCCTGCCAAGTGGCACTGGGACACCCTTCTCTGGGCTGTAGAGGCTCCTGCCCACGCCGACCTGAGCGGCGCAGCGTCGGAGCGCATCCGAGGCTGCTGACTTGAGCGGCTCATCATCCTGCGTAGAGTTTGGGTAGCCGAAGTCCTGCCGGATGGTGGACTTGCCCTCGATCACGATGACCAACGAGCCGTGGACCACGCCACGGATTGGGTCCGCGACCTTGACCTCAAACTGCCAGCCCTCAATGCCGAGAACATCATCCAGCCTCTGTGCGACTGCTCGCGCGTCGGCGTAGGTGAAGGTCATCCCTGCTCGCCCTGGGCGATGCTTCAGGTCCTTCTCATCGAATGGTGCTGCTAGTGCTGCTGCGATCTTGCTCACTTGTCCACCTCCTCTGTCTTGAACTTGAACACTCGCGCACCGGGAACTTCCCGCGTGTACGCGTCTACGACTTCCACCGCAGGCTTGAGAGCCTCCAGCAGAAGTTTGTAGTCCACCTTCTGGCTTGACTTGTTCTGCTTCCAAGTCGCAGACCAGCCTTCGCCTGCAACGCCAGCCTTCTCGCCGATGGCCTCCTTGAGACTGATGGCTAGGTTCTGGAGCTCTTGATCTAGCAACTTGGCTTCGTAGTGCTTCTCGGCGTAGAGCTGCGCCACGCGGTCAATGCCAGCGTCAGCCTGCGCCCACTCCTCCAGTCCGTTCCACGGCGTGACTGATGCCAGCGCGTCGCTGTCATCGACATTCAAGGTTGGCGGCGTCTGGGTTGCGAGCAGTTCGCGGAACTCCACCGCCTTGCGGTACAGGCTGGTCTGCATCTCAACGCTTGCCACGACGCGCTCGATGCGGAACACCAAGCCACCGAGCAGCACCGCGACATCGCACCACGGCGCCTGCGTCACGAACATCTGCCACTGCACCTGCGCGACGACCTCTGGCGGCACAGGGTGCAGGCTCCAGCGAGGTGAGGTGCTGGTCTTGATTTCTACCAAGCCGTCCTCGCCGACGATGGTGCGGTCCAGCGATGCCATCACCCAGGGGATCTCCTTGAGTCGCACGATGCCGTTGCTGCGCTTCAACTTCTTGCCAGTCTCCATCTCGTAGAAAGTGGCGACGGTTGATTCGAGTAGCAGCCCACGCACTGCGGCCGCGCCCACCGGCTCAGGCTCATACTTCCCCAGCTTCTCAGCCCAGAGCTGGTACGGAGTCTTGTAGGGATTCAGCCCTGCAATGACTGAGACCTCGGTTGCCGTGATGCCGTCAGCCCGAAGTGCGAACCACTCTGGACTGCGCTGCTCTGCCTTCACGAACTCGTATTGCTTGCTCACTTTGCCTCCTTCTTTGCTGCTTCCAGCAGCCGCTTCGCCTCATCAAGCCTCATCCCGCCCTCTGGCTTGTAGATTTGCACCAGCGTCTGATAGTGCCTGACCAGGCACGGCTTGCACAGCCGCTGCCCAAGACCAGGCTTGACCTCGGTTTCACACTTGGCGTCGCACAGGACGCACTTCCACTTAATCACTTGCCCTCCTTCTTTGCTCGGTCCTTCTTTGCCCAGCCCTTGCCGGTGAACACAATCGCCGCTGGCGTGTAGACCATCCGCATCCAGCGGCCGCACTTCTCGCATCGCGGGTTGTAGAGCTGCGTCATCGAATGGGTGTGTTCCTCACGCGCACCACAGTCGCCGCAGCGATACTCGTAGACTGGCATCAGCCCAAGATCCCGAAGAGGAATACGACGAAGCCAAGCCCGAAGCACAGGATGCCGATGTCGGCAAAGAGTGCTGCGCGCTTCTGCTCCTGCTCCAAGATGCTCGTCTTGATTGCCACGCGCCTGTAGACGACAGGCTGCGTTGCGCGGTTGAGTTTCACTTGGTCACCTCCAATGCGATCAGCACGCCGAGTGCCGCGTAGAACGCCAGGACTCCGACCAGTGCGAACTTGCTGTTGAAGATTGCGTCAATCACTTGCCCTCCTCTGCGAACGCCGACCACGGCGTTGCTACTACTTCGTTGCGCCCAACGCGGCGCGGTGCCGGTACGCCGTAGCTGAAGACCAGCATCGGCATCTTTGGATCAGTGGACTTGATGACCTGCGTGCAGACGCCATCACGGACGCTGGTGTTGGCGCGGATGAACTCGTGATCGAGTTCTGGCATCGCGGCGCAGCGGCCGCACTTGCCGTCCTCAACTTGCATCCAGTCGCGGAGTCGCATCCCCGCGCTGTAGTTCATCGTGTCCTTCACGCACTGCTCGCAGAGCGCCTGCTCTGAGTTCGGGTGCTGATACAACTCGGTCATCAGCGCACCCACGATCGGCGATGCGGTGATGTCGAGCGAACCGCCTTCTCGCACGGCGCACAGATCCGCGTGTAGATGTTGTTGTTGTCTGCCGGCACCTTGACTGCTTTGCCGCAGCTCCAGCAGTTGTCCTTGACCTTCATCGTTTACTCCTCAGCAGCCCCGCCAACTTGGTCGGTTCCTCGCTGCTGTCACAATCCTAGACCGTGACATAACGGCTTGTCAAGGGGGTAGTTGGAAGGTGGTCCCCCCTGCCGTGGAGGAGGTCACGACAGGGGGATGAGCCGCCCGAAGGCAGCCTAGTCATCGTCCTCGTCCACAAGGTCCACGATCACCTCGATGCAGGCGGCGCAGAGCGCGTGCGAGACGCTCAGAGTGTAGCCGCTGCCTGCCTGTAGGGTCTCCTCACCAAACCGCCAAACGCGCCCAGATTCGCCGCAGCTGGAGCAGACGCCTGGAACCGGAGGATCAACCCTTGCGGGGAGAAACGGCATCCGAGATGCACGGCAGAACGCGCAGGTCATCCCAGCCGTAGCGACTCACCGTGAAGGTGAGCAGCCCAGCAGGAGCCACGACGCCAGCCTGCTCCGTGAACCACTGCGAGCCACCATCGAGCGCAGGCGCTTGGAAGTGCGTGCGCTGTCCCGACTGCTTGACTGCAAGGTGGTGGTAGTGACCAGTGAGCAGGATGTCAGCATCACCGATTGGCTGCATCCCGAAGGCTTGCTTGCCCCACCACGACTCAGCCGATCCCTTGACCTGATGGCCGTGCGCCAGTCCGAGGATCGTGCCGTGAACATCCAACGTGAGTGTCAGTTCGTTCTTCGGAAATGCGAACGCGATGTGGTCATAGGCTGGGTTGGCGCGCATAATCTCACCGACTTGCTCCATCACCGCAACATCGTCGTTGTCGCCGAAGGTCGTGTACGCCTTGCCGTTCGCGCGGTTCTCGCCGTGATTCCCCGGCACAGCTGCGACGATGATCTGCGGGGCGAAGGTCGCCCAGTGCATCAACGCCTTCACCAAGATGCGGCGCAGCACCGTCACCTGCTCTCTTCGATCTAAGTCAGCCTGGAACGCTTGCATCGCGTAGTGACCTGAGCAGGACTCCACCAAGTCGCCAAGTCCGACGACGACCATCTTGTCCAGCGGCCGTCCTGACTTGACCAGTTCCTTCCAGCGATGCTCCACCTCACCGATCCCAGCGAGGAAGCGCGAGACGATGCCAGCCGAGCCGCCGCCTTCACCCTTGCCCATTTGGAAGTCAGAGAGTGCGACCACCATCGCTGAACCGCCCACCTTGACGATGGGCTTGCGTGGCTTGAACTTCTTGATCTCACTGATCATCTCTGCGACATCGCTGTCTGCGGCAACACGCTTCTGGATGACCTTGCCCTTCCACTGCCGGTTCAGCGTCCCAAGAGGGTCGCCCCAGACATTCATCAGGACAGGCTCAACGACCTCAAACATCTCAGGGTCAAGCCCCCAGACCTTCAGCACCGTGTCCCAGTTCGGCGCGTTCTCGCCAGGGGTCACGCTCGTGGTGAGGATTCCCTCTTTGCCGTTCCACGCGACGCCAGGCTCCCAGCCTTCGGCGTGTTCTCTGCGCGGCTTCTTGGCTGACTCCAGTTCGTTCTGGATTGCCAGCATCTCGTCTAGCTGCTCAGACATTTCTACACACGCAATCTCCACGCCTGTGGCGTGCGATGTTGTAGTAGACCCAGACTTGGTTGCGTACCTGCAGCCACTTCTGAATCGTCTTGTTAGTAATTGAGGCTGACCTCAGGGCCTCATTCAGAGCCTGAGAATCAGCCTCGTTTAGATCAAGCGTCTGGTACTTACAAAGCGGACCCTTCGTAATCTTCTGCAGCTCTCTGAACTGGTCAAGTGCGTCTGCCATTTGTCCTCCCCTACAGTGGCGCAGCTACACACCACGCCACGAGACTGAATCCTGCTCAGGCTGCTGTCAAGCCCCTAGTTTGGCTCGGTAGACAGCGGCTTCAACGGCGTTGCCGATGGCCTCTTCGTCCAGCTTGATGCCGCGCTTGGCGCACTCGCTGCGAACCAGTGCAAGTGCCGCCAGTTTCTTCTCTTCGCCAGCCTTGCTGGTCAGGGTCTGGTTGATGCTTGCCACGGTTGCCGCAGCGATCTTCTCCAGCATCGCGTACTGCTCGCGGCTGATGTTCGCCTGGATCAAGTTGATGACCTGCTTGGCAAGGTAGCCGAGCGCAGTGATGCCCACCGGCACGAGCGCCACGATCAGCGCGTTCAAGAGGTCGTTCACGATTGGGTCCATCTGTCTCCTACTTTCTGTGAATCAGGATCATTGCAGGCGGGGTCGGGAACCCAGCCTCGCCCTTCGAGTCTCGGAGGGTCTTCACTTCAGCGGGAGTGGCTGCCCTTCCAGGCTTCCCTTCCTGCATCGTTGGGCAAGCATAGACCCAGCCCTCGTTCTCCCAGACCAGCACGATGTAGTGGCCGTAGGTTGCGAGCGGCTGCTTCTTCCAGTAGTCGCGCTGCCACTTGGAGCGCAGTCCCTCTGGCACAACCTTCTGGCTGGCTTGGATGTTGAGGATCATTGCCGCGCCACCCTTGACTTGGTTGCTGACCTCGCTCCAGTCATACGCCACGCGGGAGTGAACGCCGAGAATCTTGCCAGCCTGTGCCAGTTCCTTTGCGCTGGTCCCCTCTGCGCCGGTCGGCGTGTCTACGCGCCCAGCCTGAGCGCAAGCGGCGTGCGCCTGCTTGGTGGTCGTTGGAAGTCCGAGGAAGGTCGCGCAGGTGGCAAGGCTTGCAGGACCGCAGTCATCCATCGCCTTCACGCCGAGGCGCTCTGCAAGTCCGAGCTGCGAGCGGACGATGAGGCTCACTTGCCCTGACCCTGAAGGTAGGCGATGACGCCGCCAAGCCCAGAGATGCCGAGCAGTGCGATCACGAACTTGGCAAGCCTGAAGGCGCCACGAGTCTCAGCGAGTTCCGTCTTGATGACGGCGAGGTCCTGCTCGATGCGCTCAAGGCGCTTGAGAATCTCGGTGCTTTGGCTCGCTGTCATTAGATTTCAGGCTCCGTGATGACTTCAGGCAGAGGCTCTGGCAGGACTTCTGGCAGTGGCTCTGGCGCCGGAGGTGGCGTGAACTCACCGTCAGTATACGAGCCGCCAATCCAGATGGCTCGGTCGTCCTCCACGCGAACGCACGACACGGCGCCGAAGAGGACGCCGTAGTCAGCAAGGAAGAGGTCGTGCTGGTCTGTCGTCAAGTCACCTGAAGTGACCTGCACCACGATGCCGTCAGCATTGAGATACGCGAAGCGGATCATTGGTCGATAGCCTGATACGCCACGGCAACGAACCCGTCTCCTCCGTTGCCACCCTTGCCAGTTGTCAAGGTAAACGCTGCGCTGTTGTAGATAGCAGCAGTGCTTGATGAGATGGCGGCCCCGCCGCCTCCACCGCCGCCTGAACCGCTACCCGCTGATCCTGCTGCGCCTGGACCTCCACTTGTCACGATGGTCTGAAGGAGAGCGCGTGCGCTTGAGGCAGCACCACCACCACCAGACCCACTACCACCAGACCCGCCGCGATTGCCATTGGCCCCAGTTGAAGCATTTGATACGAAGGCTACCCCGCCACCACCGCCACCACCGCCGCCGCCCAATCCCGAAGCAGCATTGGCAGTACCACCAGTGCCAGCCGCATCGGACGATGAACCAGTGGCTGTTCCTGCGGTGCCAGCAATGCCAGCACCAGCGAATGTTGTATACGGAGCGCCAGAAGTGAAGGCAGAGATTGCGTGGGTTGAACCGATGTTTCCAGAAGCACCGCCAGCGGTACCAGCCACTGCCGTTGAGCCAAAGTAGGTTGATGTGACTGCGGTGCCGCCGCCGCCGCCAACGCTAAGGTACGAGCCAAAGGTGGACGCTGCGCCTGAAGCGCCAGCAACTGATGCGATGGCGAACTGCGTCGTCACGGTGGTCGCCTTGGTTGTCACAGTTGCCGATCCACCTGAACCGCCTGCGCCGACGCCGACGCTCACATTCCCAGTGACATAGATGTCATTGAGGATGGCCCACGAGCCTGTTGCCCCGCCCGCGCCGCCGGCGCCGGTTAGGGAGTTGATTGCCGCGCTGCCAGCAGCAGCGCCGCTGGCCCCGCCCGCACCGCCGCCCATCGCCACGACAGTCACATAGTTCACTCCAGCAGGCTTGATCCAGGTGCCATTGGCGGCAAAGGTTTGCACCACCCAGCCAACGCCGTCATTCGGGAACGCCTTCCACGAGAGTCCATTCGCCGCACCAGAATCAACTTGCAGGTATGCGCCTTCTGCCGCTGTTCCAAGCCTGCTGACTGCTGCGTTGCCGCTCGCAACGATGAGGTCACCTTTGGTCGTGACTGTTGAGAGCGGAACATATGCACCAGCTCCACCGCCGATGACGCCGTACTCGGTAGCAACCATCGCGCTCTTGACCTTGAGGGTGTATGTCGAGGATGCCGTTCCAGCCACAAGCGAGTAGGCGAGTTCCAACTCAGCAGCACTGGTGCTGATTGGTCCGCTTGCGTTGGTATAGGAACTGATCACCGTTGCTGTACCGCGCTCTCCGACAGTGCCGATGATGTACGGCGTGCCGATGGCTGCGCCTGTCGTATCGTAATACTGGCTGGTGAGTTTTGCGACCCACTTGTCCGCACCAGCGACCTTCACCGCCTGAATGAGACTGCTCGCCACGAAGTGCCGCACATCAAGTCCGTCGTCGTTGGTGATCGGGATGCGTGTCTTGAGGATGGCCGTGCCAGGCACTGTCGTCACTGCGGTCGGGTCAATCTGCACGCTCCAGGTCTGCGTGGTTGTATCAAAGGACATCGTGGAGGTGAAGCCGTCGTCTGACACGAGGTCCCAATACGGCAGCGGATTACTTGAGTCGATTGTTGCTACAGGGTTGGCTGGCAACAGATTGAAGGTGCCGTTCGGCACGCCAATGGTGACTTGGTTGCGCGCAGCTACGCCGAGCGGCGAACCCTGCCACGAATCATCTGGCGAGACAATCAGGTTGCCGTTCGGGTCGGTGACGGCGCTCTGGTTCTGCGCGATGATGCTGCGGTTGGAACCGAACTGTGCCATCTCTTGCTCCTACTTTGTCTGGCTTGCGATGAGCGAAGCCAAGTCGCTTGGGTTCTTGCGGTTGAATCTTACCGTGATGACTTGGACATACGAGCCAGGCTCAAGCGCCCACTCAACTTGCTCCACTCGATACAAGCCAGAAAGACCAAGCCCCGCACTCGTGACCTCAACCCACTGCCCAGGCTCCCAGCGGCTGACCAGCGCGAACGATGAAGCGCCGGTCTGCGCGT